ATTTATTTTCTTTTTTATCGTTATTTTTCATCGTCTTTCTTCTTTCTATTTCTTTTAAAAACTCTTTTAATTATTAAAAGATTTAATTTTTAAAAGATAAAATAATAATAGTTATTTTTAAATAGAAGTAAATATTTATTTTCTGTTGTAATAATTATATTGTTGTTCTCGTTTTGTTCTTCGTTCTCGTTTTGTTCTAGTGAATAAATATCGTTAAAAATACGATTAAAATTAATAAGTCTTTTCCATAGTATAATATCATAATTAAATCTTTCTTTTTTAAATTAGTTAATAATTAATAAATATATTTTTAATTATCATTTTTATACTTTTTAATTTTAATTTTAAAATTTTATCGTCTAATCGTGTTTAATGAGGATAGAGCTTTTTTCCTTTATTATATAATACATGATCCTTGCTGATCCGTATGGATCACCTAGAGCCGAGGATCAAGACGGATCAACCGTGCTCCGTCAACCTCAAGCAACAGCAAGCCGCCGTCAATTGTCAATGTTATGATCGGATTTGATTTGATCTAGATACTTGGCCAGTTCATCATCGTTCATCGTGTCAAGGGTTGAGTGTTGTACTTCTTTCTTTTCAACAAGAAACCCCAACAACTGAGACTTCAACCTTATCGCATTAACTGCTGCTGTATATTGTTTCTTGGACCGTGCCTCATCATACAATTTATCAAGCTTTTCAACCTCTTTGGATATAGATTCACTAGTCAAGCGCCTAGCATCACCACGCAATCTATCAATATACTGGATGATTTTATCTTTCTTTAAGTTGCGGGCAGCTTGAACGTGAGCAGAAGTTTCTGAGTAACCTGCGTCAACAGCCGCTTGTCTCTTACCTTTTCCCGCAGCAATACCCTCACAGAACTTCTTTTCCATAGAGGATAAGGTAGCCTCGTTAGACTGATGGATATCGTCAATAGTTATCGCCATATTTATCCAATATAGCGATTAATTTATGAATGTAAATTAAGAATAATAAGGTCTATGCTTAGGAAAATAGTCTGGTGTTCCACGATAATAAACATCGCAAGATATACCATATTCTATCGTATTCCACTTTTTACCAAACAACTTATTAAATAGACGACAAGCACGAAAAGCTTTCTGTGGATCATTAAAGTTAATTTTACCTTCTTTAATTCTCTCACCAGCAGTATAATACCAACCGCCTTCTTCGTGTCCGCCTAATAATCTATCAGTACGATAAACAGCTAATTTCCAAAATTTTTTAATTGCCATACATTTTCTCCATTCTAGCTGGAATTACTTTCTCGTTGTCGCATTTACTACAACACTCACCTTCGTCTTTAATAGGTGATGGATTATTACCCCAACCAGTAAATTTTTCGTTACAAATAACACAAGTTTTTTCTTTCTCTACAGTCATAATTTACTCCCTGTTATAGATTTGTGATTAGGTATTAAGCTTTGAATACGTTTGCTGTTAGCTTTTACCATAGCATTAAGTTGATAATTATTTAATCCATAGTATTTAATAGGGTCGACAGTAAATCTTGCTGTCTCGTCTAAAGTAGGATCAAGTATGTATACTCCGTTAAAGTCAAAGCCAAGCATACCGGCTTCAGCTTTTTTTAATTGCAATTTACCAAAAGTAACTGCCATTGTTTTTCTCCTTTCTAACTTTATTTATAATAACAGAATAAACTATTAATAACATTTTAATACAATATTATACTCCCATATCTCTTGTTGCTCTAACTTGCGCATCTACTCTTTCAATACTTCTATCATCTTCTTGTCTACGATGACGATGTATAGCATCTATTCGTTGCATTGATTTATATCTTTTAGTTGCAGTATCGTCTTGACAAGAGTGAGTTTCTTTGAGAAACCCACCTTCGAAAAGTTGAAAACCACCTCCTAAATACTTTATTTCAAAGCCTCTATATTTTGCGTCCATATTAACTCCTTTTAATTAATCTAAATGAATTATTGACCATGTATAATACATGGTATTTAATCTTGAAATATAACCATTCATTATTTATAATCCTCCTTGATGTGTACGATTTCATACATTGCATTATCTACTTTAGGTTCTCTTACGTCATAATGGTCTAGACTAGCATTAAAAATCGAATCAAGTAGTCTATCAAATTTGCCAAAAGCTTCTGCAAAAGTACCAACGTATGTTGCGTTTATCCAAACATAATGTATGTCATCTTTAGTATTAAATTTAAGACAACCTTTACATTCAAAGTTATGATCTTTTACCATTTTTTTCTCCTTTTTAGTTTTCTTTATAATTTTAGAATAATTACGAAGAATCATTTTAAAACAATTTAAGTATTATTATTCTGATGGTCTTTAAAAGATTTGTTTAACTTATCAGATAACTTGCGTTCTTCTCTTGCCTCTAACCAATTAATAATACCTAAAAGTAATGTTCCTACAAATATTAAAAATAAACCAGCAAGTATCAATAATTCAAACAGCATGAGATACCTCTCTTATATCATAGTTAGGTTGCATACCTACAGATGGTGCTGGTCTTGAAGAAAATTTTTCATAAGATTTAGCATTTTTAAAATCTAAAGGTGTAAACATTACATCGAAACCATAATAACATTCTAAATACCAATCGTTAGGATTTTTCATAGGATCGTAACTTTTAAGATGACTACCCATAGAATAACTAACACCCCAATCATGTGGTCCGGCTTCGAAATAAACAACGATAATTTTATCACTATCGCTATCTCCAAAATAATCTTTACTTAAATTGATATTGGTTTCCCAATCAGGGTCCATACCCATTCGTTTACAGTTTTTATCTATTGCAGCTTTAAACTCTCGTGCTGCAGTTAACATATCGACTTTTCTAGTAACAAAGTCAGGTAAGTTAATTAACGCCATTGCTTTCTCCTTTTTAGTTAGTTAGTATTGCTATTAAGTATATTAAACTAAATATCAATATAAACAATAAAAAATTATCTTCATTATTCATATACTTTTACCTGTCTCATCTATAATTTTTTCTATGCATTCAAATTCTCGATTAGGATCATCTTCTGAATAACTATCATCAATTGGTTCTAAACCATACATTTCTAAATAGTCAGAAACTATTAATTCTTTACCATCTTCATCGTTTAAAGCAGATACAAAATCATTTTTAGAATTTTTCCATAATTCTTTATCAACAATCTTAAATTCTTTTTGTGCTGGTAATGATATTCTAAATGTTACTTTTACAGTTGACGCCATTCACCATTCTCCTTATGAAACATTTTAGTATGTCCGCTGTAAGATTCCATAATATCTAATGGATCAAACTCTAGATTACCATAATACATACCATATTCTTTATCTAAATCGTCATCATCGCAAGTGTAAAATTCTACACCTGAATCTGCAATTTTTTTATAATGATCTCTAACTTTAGTTTGTTTTGTACTTATAGAAAAACCTTCAATACTATCTTTAGAACAAAGTCTTATCCAACCAGAATTATTAGGTCTCCATAAAATACTTTTAAAGTAATAGCACCAATCTAATTTTTCTTTTTCTACCATATCTTTCTCCTTTATAGTTAGTCGGTGGTGCGAACCGTAAGTTTGGCTTTACCCATTACCTATACGCACTTTGTTGTCGTGGTAACACCGACTATTCGTAGCCGAGAAAACGATAATAAACTCGGCTACGAAATATTTATAAAATATATAGAAATCAAGTAATACAAGATTATTTAAGCGTGAACGTTGCTTTGTCTGTTTTACTTGCCATTCCAGCTTTATCTTTATCTTCAGTTGCAATAAAGCCTCTTTCTCTATCCCAATCTAAGTCGATAGTTTTACCACCTGCTTGTAAGAATTCTCTAATCTTCATCGCAGGTTTATAGATAGCAAATCTTTTGTATCCACCACTACCTTCTCGTTTTGGGTTTTTAGGTACAAGAATTTGTATTCTCGCATCTCTATCATATTTATAAGTACCCTTAAATAATTTAGGGTCCATTACCTTTGGCTTTTTAGCTTTAGGTTTAACAACCGTAGATTGACTCTTTGGAGTAACCTTTGGTTTTACAGCTAGATTTATTGACATAAGTCTCCTTTCTTATTTCTGTT